CTAATGACATTGACGGCTTGCTGACTAATGTCTGGCGATCTATTCAGCTAAAACCTGATGAGGTTGCCTATTATGCTTCCTGGCCGGTAAATGAGATTGATCTAAGAGCGCGGCATAAATGGTTAGTTGAACATAGGCAGGATATAGAGCAACAATTCAGTGACCCAGAATGGTGTGATCCAAAGGCGGCAGGTTGGTGGATATGGGGAGCTAGTTGTTGGATTGGTGCAGGTTGGTGTTCAGGGAAAGTATATAAGCAACTACCACATCTTGGTAACCTTGGACAAGGCGTTAATAGGAGAACGTCTGATATTACACTTTGGATGCGTGCATTATCTGCACGTTTACGCCGTGTAGATATTACTTGTGGTGATTGGTCACGAGTGCTAGGCAACTTGCCAACTGTCCACCGTGGCACGCCAGTAGGTATTTTCTTCGACCCGCCCTATGCCTACAGGACGAAACGAGATAAGAATCTATATGCCATTGATGATGGGAATATATCCGACGCAGTAAGGGAATGGTGTATCAAGCATGGCGACGACCCTTCTTACCGAATTTGCCTAGCAGGCTTTGAGGGCGAGCATGATATGCCGCCATCATGGGAAAAGGTTGTTGTACATACTTCTCCAGGTTACGGCGGCCAAAACAAAAACGGCTATGCTAATGCCGGCCGCGAACGTCTATGGTTCTCACCTCACTGCTTGAATGCGTTACAGCCGCCACTTTTGTAAAGGGGGATATGAGACAAAGGATTCAACATGGGGTGCAGAAGTCATCCGTACGGGCAAGATAAGTGGCACGCTGCCAACATACTCCTCGTGGCCAGATATAGAAGTCCTTAGGTGTTAACCACCACCATCAGCCTTCCACACTCTAGGCACTGGATGTGGTAGGTATTGCCCTGTGCTAGTGCCCGATGTATCTGTATCCTTCGCATCGCGCCTCCGCAGTACCAGCACTTGATCTGCATAGCTTCTATTATAACAGAAGCATTTTTGCGAGAGGGACAAGAAAGAGAATGCATTTCTATGCGTCGGGCGACCCGTACATGCGACTGTGGGGGATGACACCATAGCTCGTAGGCGATATCATGTAGTGGGCATAGTATCAGTAGCTCGTAGGCGATCTCGTAGGGGCTTGGGCAAGCCCCCGCATGGGGGCAAGGGCAAGCTGCTATGCTTGGATGGTATCGGATGCTAACTGCCCTACCCAGCGAGATACTTGGGCCTTAGCAGTCTCCATAGCTTCAGCCCTAGCCTGGGCTTCTTGCAAGGTCCAACTGAGTACCTGGACAACCGCGTCGGCACCGATATAGTGCCGGCGCTCGTCCACCTCCCAATGGCCGTCTTGCCATTGGATAAGTAGGTCACCCTCAATACGACCATCTTGATGGATGGTCACATCTAACCCCCTGGGGAGATACTGGGGGTATAGTATGAGTCGGACATACTCCGACTCTACCTTGACCTCTAGGAGCCCGCCTAGAGCTCCTAGTGCGTGAGCCTCCCATTGTAGGTCGGCCCAATTCTTGCGCAGCATCCACTGCGCTGTCCTTAACGGCATGTTTTCCTCATACATTTCTTCCTCCTTCTACTTTTAATTTTCTCTATACATATATATCACATTTCTTGCGATTTGTCAAGTCTTTTTCAATTTAATCCCAGTCCCTTACGATCAATCGTTACCCTTGCATGATGGGGTAAGGACACGACCTGTCTTTGCGGGACTGCACACTTATAGCTCGTCTTTACCCCATCGCACAAGACATAACATATAGAGGAAATTCTACCCTGCGCACTTGTGTAAGCCTTAATTAAATCAAAAAAGACTTGACAAATCCCCCAAAATATGATATAAAGGGAAAATAAATCAGAAGGAGGTAAGATGATATGGTGGAGCATTGAACAAGGGCAGGGGGGAGTGGTTACCCCGAGTGACCCGCTCCCGCCAATGCCCGACGTCCCGCGCGGGTGCCAGGCCGAGCGCCTATATGGCGTTACGGTATGGCGATCCACAAAGCACACGGCTCGCCCGCCGGCGCGGTAGCCACCTACGATCCCCGTCTGGGGGTAGTAAGAGTTTAGACCGCTTGGGTAAGCCTCCATGCGGGGGCTAATATGAGGCCATCCAAGCATAGCAGCTTGCTCTCTCTGAGGACTGAGGCTACCCCGTAAGCCCTCACCAATAGGGAGGCAGGGGGAAGGAGGGAAAATGCTTGAGTCGTTGGTAACGCGGATGGTTAAGTTGTGGAAACAGGGCCAGGTGATAGGAGAGCAAACCACAATGGTTTGCACGTCACACTATGGTCAGCCGGAGTGGTCGGGGTGTACCGATCAACTCCACATCGGGGATGAGCTCGTTGTCGAGGATACTAACGGCGGGCCTCCGTGGACAGCCCGTGTCGTGGGGGTTGATCCTTACGACGGCTGGTGTCTTGTCGAGGCGGCGGACTGCGCTGATCGCTTCTACGCGATACACCCGCACAATGGATGGATCAACAATATCGAGTGCGACCAATGTGCCGATCCTGATGACGTGGTATCAGCATTGACTGCTGGTACCGCCAAGTTGCAATTCGGGGTACGACTTGATGATGGCTGGGGGTGCTTATAGCATCCCCTCATAGCAGCTTGCCCTTGCCCTCTTAGAGGGCTCGGGTAAGCCTCTATGAGGCTACCCCATGGCAGGGGAAAGTATAAGCTCTAGGCAGGCCATAGGAGGGACAGAAATGAGAATACAAGCGCCGGTAGACACTACCCTAAATAGGCCGGAAGATACTGCTTCTATCTTCCGGTCTATTCTTTTAGCCGAATGCCCAGAGGACAGGGACAAGGAACACCTCTGGGTAGCCGGTCTTACTAGCCAGAATACAATCAAGTATATCGAACTAGTCTCTCTAGGGATACTCAACGCCTCACTAGTGCATCCGCGCGAGGTCTTCCGCCTTGCCATAACGGAGGCGGTGGCGTCAATCATACTTTGCCACAATCACCCATCAGGTGACCCCTACCCAAGCGAACAGGATAGGCAAATGACCCGACAACTTAAAGAGGGCGGTCGCATTCTCGGAATAGAGGTGTTGGATCACCTGATTATAACAACCTCGGCAAGGTATATCTCATTGGAAGAAGACGGGTTCATTTGATATCCCCCATCACCCACAAATGCACCCCTTTGTCATACCACGCACTAAGTCTGATACGTGTGGATTGCGTATAAGTCCTACCAATGTTGCACAATGCAATTTCCCCGCCCTGGCAGAGGCAAAACTCACTGGTGCAATTCCTTGACAATATAAGTAAAATACGGTATAATGTAAGTAAATCAAAGAACCCAAAGGAGGAAATATGAAGAAATCGCGGCCAATGGAAGTAAAGTGCCCTGAGCATTCCTGGGCGCAAGTGAGGGCCGTCTCTGTTGACGGCCTCGATGTCTTGGTGTTCCTGCGTTGTGGTTGCGTGTTGCACCGCACGATCGAGAAAATAATTTCACCATAGGAGGCAGAATGGACAATGATTTATTACAAATGCTCGATGAGATAGTCCAAGTGGCACGTTCGCAGGGAAGATATGAGGTGATCATATGGCTGATCACTCATGGATACCCTGACATTGCTACTAAGTACCTTGACTATAAGGAGGGGCAATGAAAGACTTTAGTAATAGCACCATAGAACATTGTACTTTCCATGACATGGCAGAGGTTGACTTCAGCTACTCCTATGTAAAGTGTTGTAACTTTGCGTATGCGACACTATCACATGCCAACCTAGAGGGCACAAAGTTCGTCCTATGCGATTTCAGGTATGCTAACCTGCAAGGGGCACACATGAAGGATACAATCTTCCAATTATGCGACCTATACGGAGCCCTCCTCCCAGACAATGATTGCTACTATGAGTGGTGTAGACTACTGAATACATCCGGTATACTGAGGCACAAGAACCCGTTCTATTTCATTCATGAGCAGGTGAATCCCATTGTCCTATATACTACCTCATGTGATTACATATTCACCGTTCACTACAACGAACGCCCAACAAAGCTAGTCAAACCGGATGACATAGAGAGGGTTACCTTTGATGGGCGAGTATTTATTGACGACTAAGCGCAACAATTGGTTAGAGCCTGCTTCAACGCGCGTGGTTTGCGATTAGATGTCTACAGAGGGGGAGAGGGGCCAATTCCCTCTCCCCCCCCTATATTATGAATTCTTCACCTCAAGTGCTTCCTTGGCAAGCCTGTATCTTGTATCCTTATCACCATTCAGGTACTCATCAATTCTATCAGGGAGGTACTGCCTAACAAGCTCCTCCATGCTGATAGATTTAGAGGACCTAGGCTTGCGCCCCCTTACCTGAGTACCAACAAGCCTAACCTCTACTTTCCCACCCCTTACCCTAACATCATAGTTGGGTACATCAATGCCAGCCAAGGCATTCTCAATTTGCGCCTTGGCTTCTTCCAATTTGCGCTTTGCCTCTTGCTTTGCCTTCTCAGCTAACACCGCTTTCTCCAAATTAGATATGATCACACCCACAATTTCCTCATCAAGTCCATCAATCTCATTATACACTCTCTTGAGAAGCTCCTTAACAGTCATTATACCTCCTTCTAAAGAATAATACCATTACACCTTATAATACCATTACATTACATATCCACCCCCCTTCTAGCTATATACTGTACCATATCCCAGAGGACTTGTCAAGAGATATTGACATGGGATAGGATACATGGTACAATATACAATGAGGAGGGTAGTGATGAGGACATATGTTAGTTTAGAGTATCCCCTAGAGTCTACTAATAATATGGCATACTTTACTCCCCCGCATGATGTAGTAATCCCCCGTAATAGTGATGTAGTATTGATGTTTAGGGAGCAGTGGCTGCCCGTGGTAAGGATCCCCGAAGACTGCTCCTACTACGTTGACAAGGAGAAGATCACCATTACAAAGTACAAACGCATATGCGAGCGCTGCTATAACCTCATGGAGATGATAGGTAACGCTCATTTATGTAAACATTGTGAGATAGTAATATTATAACTTTATTATAGGACATTATATAATATACGGTTAATAAGTTTATAATGGTATGTATGCGACTGGTAGAGTATTATAAAAGTATTATAAGACATTATATAATATACCCTTAATAAACTTATAATAGGAGGTATAGTATATGATATGTACGACTTGTAATGGTAAGCTACTCTTACACGAGGGATACTACTTCTGTACCAATTGTGGTAAGATATATGTATGTAGTGACAAGTGCTATGAACTCGACATTACAGAGGATACATCTGCAAGGATTAGGCAGGGATGCTTTGATGTTCCCAGATGCCCAGAGTGTGCTAATGTAATTACCACCAGGTGCCCTTTCTGTCATGGATAAAACTATTAGACTACTAAGAGAACGCATACTTAAGTCTAGGCAGATATATAAGCCAAAGGGCAAGCATAAGTTCAAGCCTAGACAACATCAAATTCCACCACCTAAGTCTGGGTACAATACCCATATGTGGCTAGTAGAGTTACATACTGGGACAGATTTACGGGAGTTACTACTGTCTACTAATGACGCCCAGTTATGTGAGTTGCTAGGGATACATAGAGCTACCCTCTATAGGTGGAGAAAAAAACTAGGTATCAGTAAATACTCTAAGGGACAGACATATGTTGTGGAAACATATGATACCGTCATGAAGTGGGACAGAAATGTTCACTAAGTTACATGACTTCTTAGAATGGGAGCCTCCCGCTGTACAGGAGATTATCAGCAATGGAATACTCCAACGCGGCGGGAAGATGATAATTGCAGGCAGTGAGTCCACCTTTAAGACCATGTTTGGTATACAGATAGCTCTCTGTGTATCACAGGGTTTACCGTTACTGGGATTCACTACCTCTAAGACATCTGTTGCAATGATACAGTGCGAGTTACCTAAGTATGCCTTCCAACATAGGCTTAAGAAGATTGTTGCATCTGGTAATGGCTACCACACGGCAGATATTATGATAGCTAATGAGTATGATCTGAAACTCAATAAACCTACATGTGCTGCACAACTACTCCATGAGCTCAAACGTATCAAGCCAGGGCTGATAATCATTGATCCCCTTTACTTAGTATTAGGAGCTGATATAAGTAACTGGGGGGAGATGATGAAACTGATTGATAATATCAATAGTATCAACTGCCAGTTGGACTCTGCTGTTATCATCATACATCACAGAAGAAAGAACCTAGTGATTAGCGGACAGGCAGTAGACTTTGGCACTGATGAGGTAATTGGCGCTAGTGCCTTGAAGGACTGGGCTAATACTATCATCAGAATATCAAGAACCCCTACACCAGATGTTATGACTATAGAGTTCCAGAAGACTACATTAGCAGAAAGAATCCTACCCCCCTTGACAGTTAAATTTAATCGTAGTACACTTATGTTTGAACTAGTAGAACCTAGTAGTAATATGTTGGAGGAGGATGTATGAACAAGTTACTAACGGTTTACCAGGTTGCGGAGCTGCTTGCAGTACATCCCAATACTGTTAGGGAGTGGACTAACAAGGGATTACTGAGATGCTGCCGAATAGGGACTAGAAAAGACAGGAGGTTTGATATATGTGATGTAGAGGAATTTGTTAATCGAAGTAAGGACTAAGAAGGAGGTATTATGGATGAACTTTTCCAACAAGGGGATATTAGTGCTTCGGAATTGGTAGATGGATACAGTAACCCACTTAGAGGATTCACTGGTACATTGGATAGCCTACAGGTGGAGCAGGATAACAGGTTTAATAGAATCATTGACATGCTCACATTTACTAACATTAGTGATGTGGATGCAAGAGAACCCTATGACTTCCCCATAGTACAGATTAGACTCCCCGTTTCTAAGCAGAGGAAGTCGCAGATGGGAATGTTCCTGACATCACTTGAGAAGGCTAGCGGGAAGAAAGGGTGTAGAATAAGTGACTTCCTACATAAGAGGATGAGACTGGAGATTGTTCTTGAGAATCTCAAGTGGCAATCAGAAACAGAGGATAAATTTAAGGAGTGCTGGGAGGTAATGGAAATCCTTGATGACAAGAACTCCGCATACTTCACTGCACTAGAGCTTGCCATTGGTAAGAATATACATGATCTCAAGTCATTCTATCAGGAAGCATTGAAGCATCCTGATATTAAGAAGGACTCCGCCATTGCTAGTAAGTTGCTGAATAAGACCCTGCTGAAGGAGGCAATGGCTAAGGGGGATATTGTTGTAGTTGATGATGTAATTACCACACCATCAGCGGAGTAGAACAATGAGGATGGTAGAGGATCAGACTTTGGCAAGGCACATCATCACTGCCCTCAAGGATGAGTACGACCAGGAGAAGCCCTTACCACATGTTACTGAGCTAATTACCTGTCTCACTAAGTCCTACTACAACCGCAAGTCCCCTCTACCATCCACTGATAGAGAGATACTCTTCTTTGCAAGGGGCTGGGGACTAGAAAGGTTACTATTACAAAATCAAAAAAGGCGCAACGAGGGCTTCATTGACGGTATCCACTACTCTCCAGATTTCCTCAGCCCCTTGAATATTCCTGCTGAATTGAAGACTACAATGATGAGCAGGAAGATGATTGATAGCAAGGGCTTACCTATTACATGGCAAAGACAGATACTGGCATATATGAAGGCTACTGAGTCTAATGTATATGAGCTGGTAGTTTTCTCACTTACTACACCAGAGATAATCTCCTTTAAGATATATGCAGAGCAAGAGGAGATTGATGATAATTGGCAGTGGTTACTACAAAGGAAGGAAGAGTACATGCAATGCCTGGAGAGTAATACTGTACCAACTCCTGTAGAATCCTTTGAATGCAAGGAATGTAGGTATTATGTTAGGTGTAAAGGAGGGCTATGATCTGTCTTATTGGTGGAGAGGAGAAGACTGGGAAGAGTACCCTGGCACTTACTTTCCCTAAGCCGATGGTATATCATGAGTTTGATATTGGCGGGTATGATAGGGCAAAGAAGAGTGATACTGAGTATATTACACTGCACAAGTATACTATTCCATTGCAGGCTAGTATGAAGAATGGAACAATGGTTCCTAGTAAGACAGTAATTGGCATAAAGGAGCTGTGGTATAAGTTCCTGTATGATTTTAACCAGGCATGTCTTAATGATGATGTGAAGACTATTGTAATTGATACATGGTATCAGTTGTGGGAGGTTGCCAGGCTAGGGGTATTACAGGAGAAGCAAGAGCTACAGTTTGATGATAATGGCCAGTTAAAAAAGGGTGAGACTAAGATTAGGACTGCGTTGTTACAGATAGAGTATGGGGAACCCAATGCTAGGATGAGGAATATTATGTTCTATGCCAAGGGGATGAACAAGCACTTGGTGTTGGTTACCTATGACAAGGATGAATATAAGCCGCAGATTGACCCTGATGGTAGGTTAGTGGAGGTTAGGACAGGGAAGAAGCTATATGCTGGGTGGAGCGAGACACAGAAACATGCTGATATAGCATTATGGAATAGGCTTGAGAATGGGGTGTTTACCACTGAGATAACATTACCTGGAGTAGTTCCCATGGAGTATGTTGGCATGAAGTTTGAGGATTTTAGTTATGATCTACTAGCGGGCCTAATACATGATTAACGTAGATATAGCAGAACCGCAGAAGATAGTTGACTTGATTAAGCAGAGTGTAGAGGTAGATACACTAGAGCTTAACCAGAATGGGTTTGCTGATTATGTGTTTACCACTGCAGATGGGGTACTAGTGCAGATTGAAAGGGAGCAGATGAGAACAGTGATGAGTAACCCCGTGCAGATAGAGGATGAGATCAGGAGGCACCTGCATGATGGTAGGATGATACTAATTACTGAGGGCGTAGTAGTACCTTACCATGATGGATGCATGGTAACAGATATAAACATGGCAAAGGCTGGCGCTTACCTGAAGCCAGCCCTCTACCTAAGAGTTAGGTATGGGGCGTATATTGCATGGCTGTGGCAATTACAGGAGAATGGCATTGATGTAATACATACTAATAGCCCATTTGAGACTGTTGTAGCCATATGTAGTATATACAACAATGCACAGAACAAAGAGCATGGGATGTTCAAGAGGTACTACAAGAATATTACTAGATGGCAACCTAATAGGCATGTACAGGCACTGATGAATATTCCTGAGAGTGGGATAGGTGAAAAGCGTGCTATAATGCTGATAGAGAAGTTTGAGACACTGTATAATGTGATTACAGCGGATGAGATGGAGTTGGCGAAGTGTATAGGTAAGGCAACTGCTAAGAAGCTACTAAAGGCGGTAGGCCGTGGATAAACCCGAAGTAGTAATACACAACTTTACTAATAAGTGGTTAGATGTATCAGTAAATATTGTCGGTAATACAGTGCATATATTTATAGACGAAGCACCTGTATATAGTTAGTAGGGGGGGGGACATGGCAAAGGTACAGGCAATATTTGAGAAGAGTAGACAGTATAGACAACTGCACGATACTAAGACTAGGCTGGAATCACTGCGGGATGCACTGGCTAAGGATGATGCAAGATTGCATATCACCTACGGGACTAAGAGTAGAGTAGAACTAGAACTGTCACCAGAGATAGTAAATGTAATTAAGCAAGAGTTAGTTACCCTAGTGGATAACAAGGTTAATAGTATTAACTTTATGATGGAGTCTGTTGACATAGATGAAGCTACTAGTCGATGATAGAAGACCAGACTTGTTTATGAGTAATGGGTACATTCCTGATATAGTGTATACTATATCCAGTGATGATGCCGTGGAGATGCATATCAAGCTCAAGGATTCCGATACTAGGGTAATCTATACCTACGATAGCGAGCTTGCTATCGGCAAGAACAAAATCATCAAATGGCTAAAAAAAGGCCTTGTTCCGCATCGGGGATAGTAATACCATTACCCCACTACCTTGATGCCCAAAATTTTTGAAATTAGAGGCCTCAGCGTAGTTGTTTGACTGCACTCTGTGCGACCTGCTGCCCCCTGATCTCCAGCCTATCACGAAGGAGAGCAGTGTAGGAATCGAGCTGGGCCTTGCCATCATTGCGATAGTTGGTAGCCACCACGAAGGACTGAGTGCTAAGGGAGATGTAACTAGCTGCGTCCTGTCTCTTGGATTCTATACTGTTGATCATGCTAGTTACCAGTTGCATCTTGATCTGGGCAGCGTTGATATAAGCACTAGCGGAGTTGATATAGGCAGTGCAGATATTGTTCCATCCCTCTGCTTCAGAGATGTAGGAGTTAATATCAGCAATCCTGTACTGGGCTTCTGTCAAACAGTTTTGAGCAGATTCTAGCCGAGTTCTAGCCGCAGTTAGATGACACTGCCGCTTCCTGTCCCATGCCTGGGCCATCATCAATGCTGTTTCTGCATAGTTGCGATAGTTCTCAGGAACATTGGCAGCAGCATTGATGGACATAATCCTTTGTATGCCCTGCTCTAGGTAGTCCTCTGCATTGGGTATATTGGATGTCGACATTACATGCTTTACCTCTTCATTCCATACCGATAACGCAGTGGTAATGTCTTGTCCAGCAGAGACAGTGTAGGTAGTGGCATTGCTTAACGCAGTGTTGATGCTACTGTGATCAGGGATGCCCTCTAAGGCTTGCTTCATGTTGGTATCTATGTAGTTGCTGGCCTTGGATAGAGCTGTACTGGCACTGCTAAGGTAGGTATTTATCTCCCCTAGTAGGGTATCTATACTACTGTAGTCAATGCTGGATAATATACTATGGGCACTCTCTAGATGAGACGCGGCATTGTACTCAAACTCTAGGGATTTGATTAGTAATGCATAGGCGCATGCCCCACGTATTACTACATCATCCATGTACCTGGGATATGTGCCATGAGAGGCTAATGTAGGGGCAGAGTTGGTAGTAGTGTAATGAATTACTATGTGCTTCCCAGTTGATAACGTGCTCTGGCTAGACTCATCACCAGTAATGTATAGGATATTGTTGTATATGTTGAAGCCAACAAACTGCTGCGGTACTTGCCCATAGGGATACTCTACCCTGTCTATCCTTATGGCATCAAGAGAGGAGATGTTTATGCCTACCTGTGACCTGGTGTAGGTAATGCTAGAGTCACCACTAAATGTCAATGCCTTGATCTTCCCATTGATATAGTCCATTATATAGTCAGTATCCCGTACATAGGTGGTACTACCTTGGGTAACTACTTCACTGTTGTACTTGATGGGCCTGTAGGATAAGGTTGCATAGTTATTACTAGCAGTGAAGTTCTCACTTACTGTGAATGATAACGTCTCCTCATAGGATTGCTGCAACGGGAAGAACCTGTCTAAATCCGCTATAGCCCTGTGTATGGAACGATCTAACTCCTGATTGTTCCATATAGTACCACTCTCATCGTTTAATTCTATCCTCATTGCATCACGCATCTCATTGATATACATGCCACACCCCTCTCACAATAACTCCGATATGGTAATATACAAATCATACCACCTTGTGGAGCCAGTTACATTCTTAACAGATACTTCATACCTGCAATTGTACAAGCCTAATTTATCACCAGAATAGAATACAACACTGGTCAATACCGTATCATCACCTTCACAAACAGGAACCCTACTTCTGGCAACTAGTTGGTTAGAACTATTGTACGCATCTAGCTTTAGAGACCATCCACCATCAGTAACAGTATTAGCAGATGCCCTTGCAGTTATACAGTATATCCTCCCTGGTACTATGTCGTAGAACATATCAGTAAGTTCACTTCCACTAGCTATCCCATAATTATTCCATACCTGCTCCTCATATGTGTGAGAAGGAACATATAACCTTACCCCTTGCTCATCAAGTATTACTTTGCCACCACCACACCTAGCTGCACCATCACTTGATGATATGGAGAACCGCTCTACTAATCGCCCCTGGACTACACCATAGCCAGCTACCTTGTCAGGGGTAATCTCTATCCTGTTGCTGTCAGGAGTTCCCATTACTATTATCTTTGATGATCTGTATAACCTACAGTCATCTACTACCCAGAAACCACTAGCACCTGACCCACCCTGATAGGCATGTATCTGTGCACGGCAATAGTAGGTATTGGCAGGAGCCTTCGCTGAGATGCGAATTCTCCTATTAACGGTATACCACTTGGGGGATTCACTGATATAGTGCTCACCAAGGACATTCATGTTACTATCAAGGAAGGCTATGATTAGCCACAATGGGGCACTGGGCATATTGCTTTCCCATTCATCTACTGTAGCCTCTAGAGTGAATACATCCTCATAAGTAGCACGTACTATCTGAGCTGCATATTGATAGTGATATGCTATGTGTAGATGTAGGGAGTAATTACCTTGTATGGTATACTTGGGTAATCCATCCTCATAGGAGCTAATATGCACATAGTTACCACTACTGATTATCCATCCAGTGAGATCACCTTTCTCAAAGTCTGGATTATCTAGAAGATTCTCAGTATCCCTACTGATTAGCTTGTTTAACTCTATTGACCTGGTTTGTATGGCACTGCCACGTATCTTTGTCTCATCACCTAAATCCTTCCAGTCCTCTAGGGTAGTGTTGCCAGAGATTGTAACCTTCCCTGGCTCTATTAGTGTAGTTGCAGAAGCATTGATCTTGTCTACCAGGTTGTTAACAAAGGTATTACCAGAACCTAGCACTGTATACTCATTCAGTGCAATATGGTGACTGTCAATACAGGTGTTGTATATCTTCCCATAGGTTTGCCCATCAGGGAGTAGATCATAAAACCCTGTGAGGTAGATTATATCAGCAGTGATCAATGGCTCCTTCCCATAGGAGGGGATAATCGTACACGCTACTGATTGAGATGAACCACGCTTGACTAGACATACTACCCCATTGCGCATGGTCATTACATTGATGTAGTTGGTGGTAAATTTCAACTGCGTGGGATTGTTGTCTAAGTCGAAGTAGGCATAGTATACATTCCCAGTGGGCATAGTATATTGACCTGCAGCAATGGACTGCTCAGTGCCATCATAGAACTTTATTACCCCTGCATCCCAGCTAACTGTATTCCAACTCACTGCATGAAAGGTAATATCATGCCTATAACCTTGTATGGCTGCAGGGAGATCAGTAAATGTCCACGGGGTTACCTTGGTCTCTAGTGGTACTGATACCGCAGGAGCTATAGGTACTGTGTCAATATTGCCTTCATAGTTTACTTCACTGGCACTACTAACTCCACCTAGGTATATGGTCATGCTATACTTGCCTTGTTCATAACCACGTATCAGCTTGCCAATGTGGCCATAATACGTAGCCCCTGATCTAGAGTCAGATATACTTACATTGTCAAATAGCTCATGACCAAAGTTCATAATGGGTACTACGATGTTGGCAATGTTGAGATCAGCCTTGGTACGATAAAGAATGTTCTCTGCTAGAGTGGTGGCATCTGCATCAGAGGTTGCCGTGGATACCTCGAATATTCTAGTCAATGCCCTGCCTAGCATGTTTATAGAATCCTGATCAACTGCACTGCCAACCCATGCGGCTTTGTCAGTAGTGCCAGTATTGTGGTTACACACTATTACACGGTTGGGGAGTACCACGGCCTTATCCCTGGAATTGCCTATCTGCACATGGAAGCCATCATAACTGTAATTAGGCGCTTTATTAGGATCAACATAGACAATGTGAGCACCATCTTGCCTAATCCTTATCCCACAGCGGGTAAAGGACATTATCTCTGATAAGGCATCACGTACAGAGGCACCTATTGATACCTGATACTTGGGGACAAAGTTGGCTACATGTCCCTGGGGATCATCTTGATCAAGATATACTGACATTGACTGCGAGGCAAATAGCAATTGCAGTATCTGTAGCACAGTAAGATTCCCCCATGTGGGTATAACCCCACCAGAAGAGATAGGTGATACTGACTCTATATCTATAACCATCCCCCCACAGCTTGCTTGTTGCCCAGGGGCAAAGCTACCCTGTACCTGCACTAGGTCAATGTAGTTGTTGCTATAGTCTGCAATACATCCACTGCCAGTAGGGCCAGTTAATATTGAGGTGATGAAGTTCTTGCTTTCACCTATGGTTACACGACCTACTAGCCGAGTGCCACCTGTGGCCATCTCATCCCTGCTCATTAGATTCAATACATCACCACAGGTGAACTCAGTGAGTATATTGCCCTGTACTGATACGTCCCGCTGGGAAAAGACCCAGAATGGAGGAGCTGTAACATAAGCACTGCTAGCACCATAGTTGAGGGTTACCTTCATACCCTGTAACATACGATTGTTGAAATACCCATCTGCATTGGATAGCTGTATCTGTAACGTGGAACCAAAAGGCTCCTCAGTCATTACCCACGATATTATCCTGTTGAAGGAGTCAAGAGTGGTAAACCCATAGCTAGTACCAAAGTATATCCCGCAGTAGGGGGTAATATTGGTGCTAGTCTGAGCTGATAGTAATACATCAGGCAACTGTATCATTATTGTTCTGTCTGTGGTCTGGTCTTAGACCGAGACCTCCTTAAATATTCTCGCCTTGGCGTGGGTTCAATCCCTAGAAGCCCCCGACTTTAGTCATGACTCTACTACCTTGAATTCAAAAGGCTCTACAGTGCTATTGCTACCATTGGTAACAATAATCTTACATTGCCATATACCAGACTGGGCATCAAAGGGGATTTGGTATATGTACTGATACTTCCCTAATGCTATGTTGGCCATCTGCACAGAGTTTACCTTTACTACTCCTACTGGGTCAGTAACAGTTAACCTTATATCATCAGCATTAGAGATACCCCATATTTCATTTACTGGGTCAAATACCTCGTGAATACCTAGTATCAATACTGCATCACCCTTATCAAATGATTCCATAATAACCACCTTTTAGAGATATTGCTAACCACCTTATTACTAACCACCTTTTAGAGATATGGTTAACCACCTCTTAGAGATATTACTACTCTGGCTTTAGAGTAGAGTGATACACCAACTCTAGCACCAACTACGCGGGAACGGGATAAGCTATCAGAGCTGGATGATGTATCAGAGATGCTTATGTCTACATTGGTAGATACATTGTCATTGGAGTATACGGCGTCTGATAATAGCAAGTCATACCCTTGCTGTAGTGATTCACTTGATGTACCAGTATCAGTAACTGTCTTCTCATATTCACCAAGGATGGTATCTACACCACTGCCACTGTCATAGACATAACCTTCCGGCAGCTCTACTACTATACTATCACTGGAGGAACAGGTATCACTGATAGACTTATCACCAGGTATATCCTGCATTGAGTCAACTGATGTACCACTGTCTGATATTGAAATGTTGGTAACTACTGATACTGCATCAGAGCCAGAACCAGAGTCAGATACACCACTGGCAGGCATTACCACACCATTGATAAAGAAGTCTACACCAGTACTGCTAATTCGCCCCTGGATAATACCATTACTATCAGTGGCTACTATAGCCTGACAATGCTTACTACAAGCACAACACATGGCAGCACTAGCAGGGTTAGTATCACCCTTGCGCCTTAGACCATACCAGTCATCAGTAAGTGATACTACCTCAATAAAAGCTCCTACTGCATTGCCCTGTGCGGGGAGATCAAGCCATGACCCTGTGCTGGATAAGCTAACATCACTAGCATTGGTGTTCATGACAATGCCATCAGTGATGTATCCTATAAGGCGGAACTTAGTCCCTGTGTCGGTAATCTGCCCTTGGCATACTCGATTATTATCACAGCCTACTACGAACCAGCAGTGATGCCTACATATGGTTATCTTGTTGTCAGTGGAACCCTTCTTGCGTAGACCAAAAGCACCATAGTCACCACCAGTGTAGTATACCTCGAATATCAATGCCTTTGTACCAGAAGGGGCCTCTGAGGAGCAGTTAATATCTACCCATGAGTAGGTACTTGATAGTGACTTGTCTACTACTGTGCCTAACATGGTAACCCCTGTGGTGGTATAGCCAGTGATCCACATGTCTATGGCCGAGGTACTGCCTACCCATGCCTGGAACCTGTGATCACTGTCTACCCCTATTATGGCATCAAACATGTCATCCGCTATTGCCTGGTGATTGGTAACTGATGTCTGGTTATACTTCCTTAGACCAATATCATATAGCGTTGCCCCTGTATCACCCCTAACCCTGACTACAACACCAGTTACATCACTGCCTAGACCACTAATGTAATTGTCTAGGTCTATTGTTGCCCATGTGTTAGCAGAGGTGGGAGTACATTCTGCCACATTACCATTAGCTAACATGTGTATCGTTGTACTATAAGATGGCGGAGGCGTAGGCTCACCACCACTGGGGATAAAGGTCTGTACTATCGTAGGGCCAAATCCATTTAGTTCTCTATTGGCTCTTATGGTTACTTGCCCACTGACATAATCATCAAACACCCTGGTCTGTAAGGCATTGACCGCAGGGGTAAAGGTCTGCCCTGTCATCCCAGAACTGTAGATGGTAATGTTCTCTGCATAGGCAGATGGAGCAAGATGTAGTATGGGTACAGTTAATGTGCTACCCTCTACTGCCGCTTCCCCATGAACAAGATGACGTATGGATACCCCTGGTAGGGAGTGTAAGCATATGCCTTTGTAATAGGTGTTGCCATTGAAGTGATTATCTACCTCTGCTATTGTACTGTTAACATAATCATTGTCTTGCCAACCTAGTTGGGTATCATAGCTAACATCACTCAGGTAACGTTGCAGTTCAATGACTATGGTATAGTCCCTGTGCATACTCTCACATAGGCCAACCCTACTAGTACCCATTGTGGCCTTGGCTATGATGTCATTAGCAGTGGGACCATAGGATTGTAACTCCATGATGTCTACTTGCGCTGCTACCCCTGTCCATTCTGATTGTGTGAGGTAACCAGGCATTATTAGCCCATCATCATAGAAGTATAACTTCACTTGCTGGGAGGATATTGTTTGCCCATTGTATTGTACTGTCTTGATTGCAGGGAAGTAGGTGTTAGCTAGCCAGACGTATCTTTCACTGAAACTGCTACCCTCGATGTCCATTGCAATGCCCTCTATCTTCTGTGAGGGATGATTGTAGTTGAAATGCAGGACATTCCCTATTAGCCCCTCATGGTAGGATAGACACTCACTCCATGAGCCACTGTAAGGATATGCCCAGCTAATTAGAGTATATACATGCACACCATGTGCATTGGCATCAGAAATGAAACTAACCCAGTTAGATTCGTATGATAGTGGATAATCCAACTGGGCTAGTAATGTGTCAAATCCCCGCTCTCGGCATATTTGCCATAGGTGTGCCCTACACTCTGGATAATTATCCCTCAGTGGCGGTATGGAGTTACCCCAAATATATAGATACCTGACGGCCATGTCACACCTATTAACTTAATGTAATGGTTAGTGTTAGTGTCCATGTTTGCCCGCTGGCTTTAGTGCCTTGATTGCTAACCTTGCGATTGAGATTCTTGCCTGAGTCATCAGAGGCATTGACTACAGTGAACTCCTTCCAGGCATAGTTGGCATCCCCAGAGCCAAAGGTACTCTTGAAGGTCATTACCTGGCTGGAAACTGTCGGATACCCTGTGTCCATACCCTTCCATGTCTTGTTGGTAGCTGCTTGTAGACCAGTCTGGTTAGCATTCTCTGCTGTGTCACTGTCACCAACCCCTAGCCTGGCATTGGCATTAGAGTATGCAGTCGCTGATAACCCACAGGCTAGCTTCTCTAATTCATCAATGCCTTCATTGAGAAGTATGTTTCCCTCAAAGGTAGATACCTCATATGGCCTGTTCGCTTTGTAGTCATCATCATTATAATACTTGTGTATTGTCCATACTGATTTGTGATTAGCAGTATCTCTCATATCTCCTCCATTCCAGATGATGTTAACCTAACCCCTTTGCTACCCCTACTAATAGGGCCTACTATCTTCTCAGCCATACTATAACAGATAGCTGTAGCTTGCTCCTGAGACCTACCATTGTCTATCTCCTGCTGGATACACTGGCTTATAGCCGCCATTATATCTGCATAGGGAGAATCCTTACTGAGATTGTCTATTGCTGTTGGCACTGATCTCCTCCTTTACTTTGTCAATGTTACCCTGTACTCTAATATACGACAAGGTTGATGCTAATGCAAGACAAATGCCACCAATGATGAGAAAGTAGGATTCTATACCTGTAGTATTAAGGCCCTGCTCTACAAAGGTAATACCCATTACATCCCCACCAAAGGCAGTCCATAGCTTTGATCTCTTAAGTCGCTCAAGCATTGATCCTCCTCCTTCTGCGTAGTGGCCACTTTAGATCAAAGGGCACACCACCTATCATTGATACATACCCACCTACTGATTTGCCTACCATCGTTGCTATCACTGAGTATATGTCATTTATACCACCTCCTACGACTTGATAGTATTTGCCTTCTAGACCTTGTAACTCACCATAACTGGTAACATTGCCCTGGCCAGTATTGGGATATATGGTAATGTTGGCTAGTGCAGTTAAACTTCCAACGCCAGTCATGGTAGCATAAGCAATCAATGGGCCACTTGATTCTACAGTTGCTGTAGCTGATAGACTCCCTACTCCTGTAAGAGTAGCAGTAACTACCTTGACTACAGTTGCTTGCGCTTGTAGACTACCTACACCTGCAAATGCAACAGCAGCATCATTGACAATGTCTGCTTGCGCTTGTAGACTGCCTGTGCCTGTGAGAGTAACAGTAGCTACTTTGATTACAGTTGCTGTAGCTGATAGACTCCCTACTCCTGTAAGAGATACGGCAGCAGTTACGAATTGTAATACGGAAGAGAACCCTATGTTCTCAGCTATGTAGTGGTACTGGCTGAGTGCTCCATACCCTGTATACCATACGTCATATCTGTGAGTTACCCCATCGGAGTATGCTATGTGATCCATGTGGCTGGTGACATATGGAGCAGGGGTAGCCCAATCCACTTGATAAGCATGGCAGAAGAGATGGAATATCCTGCCCTGGTCATAGGCTTCATCAAAGTTGGCATTGAGAATTGTTGCATCGCTGATCGCATCAAAAGGATATGCTTCTATCCCCATCTCATGTGTAACCCCCAAGCGTTTATAGAAATCGTTGGAGGAAGACCAG